AGACATTATATTTTTTGTAATTGTGGGTTGTTAGATAAAATATTTTTTTCTGCTCTTGGTCTTGCAATTGACTCTTTACTTCTTTTTCTAAGTTGTGCAATAGCAGATTCTTTTAAAGCTTTTTCTTTTTTCTGTTTTTGTAAATCTCTATGTAGATTCATTAAATCATTCCTTTGTAATATTTTTTATAACTTGGATTACCAACTGTTTTACCATCAATATCTAATTTTATAAAGCTTCCCATGTAACCACCATCAGCAGCTTTTTTTCTTGTAAATGTTTTAACATTAGTTGGTTTAGGTCCAGTATTACCTGCAGCTCTTTTTCGTCTGACAGCAGATGCCTTTTCTCCTTTTGTCATCTGTGTGGCTTTTGCAAGTGGGACGCATTTTGGATACTTCCTCTTGCTTCCCTTCGATCTCCCACACGGTTGATATTTCCCGTTTTTCTTCGGTGCTCCTATGTCTACCCATTTCTCTGATACCCATTTACGTAAACTCATTTTTTCTTTTTCTTTTTACCACCTGGTTTTATTTTACCTGAACAAACAGCTGAACCGTACATATTTGCATATGCGCTTGGATAAACCTTAAATTTTCTTTTAGCTGCTGCTTTTCCTTTTGCACAAAGTTTAGCCATTATTTTTTAGGTCTCCTTGCCTTACCAAATCCTTTGATTTGAGCACAGCCACCATCTTTTTTCATTACTCTTCCACCTTTAGCCATATAGCCCATTTTGTTTCTAACTTTAGTGGGTAACTTTGCTAAACCTGGATTTTTTTTCTTATCCACTTTTTTTAACATTATTTTTTTCCTCCGTTTTTAAAGATTTGTGTTCCTTTTATACCATATATCGACGCAACTACAAGAATCCACAAATTTGTGAACCATGAAGGAAGCTGTTGGAACTGTTCAAAGAACTCTTTTATCTTTGCAGCCGCACCCGGATCGTCTGAGAAGACTCCCCACGCGATCACCAATATGGGCAACGTAAGCACAATCAAAACGAACTCATCTTTCCAGTCCGATTGTCTTGCTTCTAGTAATTTTCCCTGGTATTCGCTTTCTCCACGAGCCATTTTAGCTGCATGCATGTGTTGTGCATCCGCCATTGCCATTTTTGTTTCTTGTCTTTTCTTAAAAATGTGTGTTCCTGCTTGTAAAGCTACTTTTGCAAGACTAAACCATGCCATATTAATCTCCTTTTCTCATAATTTGAATATTTGGCATCATTTGATCAGAATTTGGAAGAGTTTTTCCTAAAATTGTCTTCTGAATTGATGTATCAGCTCTTAGTTTAGCTAATTCTTCGTTCTGTTCAAGTTTTTCATCTTGATTTTGTTGGTTCATCATTGCTCTTAACTTGTCAAGATCCATTCTTTCCCTACCTTCACGTTCTTTTCTTGCATTTTCTTGTGCTCTTAGGTCTAATTCTCTTGCTCTTAGTTTAGCAATAGGGTCATTATCAAATTGTGAAGTAATTTTCTTCTCTTCTTCCATAAATTCTTCCATCATTTCAGCAACTAACTGAGCTTTTCTTGCTTCAATTCTTTGTTGAATCTGCATTACTTGCATTTGCATCTGTTGAGCCATCTGTGGATTCTGTTGCATCATCATTTGCATCTGTTGTAGTTGCATTAATTCATCTCTAAACTCTAATTCAATTTGTTCTTGAGCCATTAAACTTATGTGTTCAAAAATATTTTTCTCCAAACTTGCCATAACCATTGGATTATTTCTTGCCATGTTAGTTCCCATAAAGTTTAAGTGAGCTGTAATATGTGATCTATGGTCTTGTCCTGGAAAAGCTTGAAAAGGTTTACCACCTAATGCATCAATATGTTCTAACGCCGGATCTTTTGGTTGTGGTGGCATTGGTTTAATTAATACTGAGTCAATATTTTTTACACCTAAAGCTTCATACATATTTCTATAGGCTTGATACAGATTATGCATCTGTGGATTAGATTGTGCCAGCTGCAGTTCCGTTTGCGCGAGAGAGATACGCTGTGTTTGAGAGAAAATGTTGGGGTCAGCAACTGGCAATATATCTACTCTATCATCAAAGTCAGATTGTTTTATCATTCTTTGACCCCCAACTACATCGTATGGATATTCTTGTGGCAGATATAACTTGAATACTCTAGCTAATAATTGAAATTCATTTTTAAGAGCTGAGTAAATTCTTTTGTGTATAGCAGACATAGTTCTTGAACCACGCTCTAATAATGCAACTGTAGTTCCAACTGCAGCTTGTTGATTACCATCACCAACTTGCATGTCAGCTATTGATGCAAATCTTTGCCCAGCCTGAACCACCACACCCATCAATGCCAATAATGTTTGTGATGGTTCTTTAAATGGGAGCATCATGAATGAATCTCTTAAATTACCACCTGGTGCATCTACATCTCTAAACTCACCTGGTTGAATAGATTGTGCGTCATCTCTAATTCTGATTCCACGCATCTTGAATCCAGCTGGCAGATTAGATAACGTTCCCGCATCTAAGAGCTGTCTTAAAGCTGCGGTCGCTGTTCTTGACAGTCCACCTATCATGTGGATTAGACCGAAACCATAGAAACCTAAACCTGGTAAAAATTTGAAATGTACAAAATATTGTATTTTTTTTCTTTGAGGATCACCTGCTTCGTAGTTTCTTCTAATAGATAATATTTCTCTTGATCCTTCTTCCAATGTTACAATGTATGGAAGTTTAATTCCTGATGGCTCATTTGTTTCTGGATTTACATCTTCAAAACCTTCTAAATCTAAATCTACATGACATTCTAGTAAAGTATAAACATCTTCGTTCTTAGATTTTTTTACACCTTCTAATTCTCTTTCTTTTTTCTCAACATCAGTTTCTGTATCTTGTGGTGGAGCTAAATCTATATCTCTATAGAAACCTGCAACTTGTTGTTTTCTTAAATCGTTTTCAGAAACTTTTACTTTGTGAATGATTGCCTCCGCATCGTCTAATGAGGTAGCCGTGTACGGAACAACCAAATCATCTGCAGGTACAAATTTAGAAACTGCTCTACCTTCTACTTCATCAAAATAAACTTTTTTAAAAGTAGAACCTGCAAGTGGTAGATGGAATAACATAGAATCAAACTCTGGCTCGTATTCTTTCATCTGATCCATGATTTGATAATTCATGAAATCTTTTACACGAGTTGATTGTTGAACTTTTTCTGGAGTTTGTATTCCTAAAATTTGTGTTCTTACTGGTCCATCAGCTGGGAGTAACTCTTTATAAGCGAGCGCCTGAAACTGAGTAACAGCTTCAGCAAGTACCGGGTGAGTCGCCCCCGAGGCACCTTGAAACGGTTCCGATCTTTGGTCATATTTAAATCCTAATAAATCTAAACCTTGAGTATAAGACTTTTCCCAATCTTTTCTAGACATAGAATAGTCCATGTATTTTTGATTAAGTTCAGAACCTAATGAACCTAAAACATCATCAGGTAAAAATTCTGCTAAGTTTGCATAATGCTCATCACCCCCTTCAGGTGTTGCAGCTGCCGGATCCATATTAATATCAACTGATCCGTCTTCGTTTTCTGTTACTTCAACAGCGTCTGGTGAAGATGCTTCTTCTTCAACAGTTTCAACAATCTGTTCTTCAATCTCTTCTTGACCTGGAAGTGTAATCTCTTTTCTAGGCTCGTTTGGTAGAGCCTTGTCTATGTCTGCCATTTATTTTCTCCAATCTTACAGTTTTAACAGTATTATACTTTAAATTCAACCCTTGTGACTGAGGACCTTTTTTTGGTGGAGGTCCAGAAGTCTTACGATGATAAGATTTGTTTTGCATATTTACCATACATAACAGATCCACCGTCTGCTTTTTTCTGACCTAATCTTCTCCATAAATCAATACCAGGCCCTTTTTTAAATTCATCAAATGACATAAAATCATCATATTTGCCTTTACCACTAAAGAAATAATTTCTCATCCATTTTTCACTAGGTGTCTCAGATCCTGATTTAAATTCTTCTCTTTTCAACACCGGCACCTCTACACCTTTTGCTTTCTCAGATTCTATTAAATCCATATAATATTTTTCTCTGCCTAAAATAAACTCAATTGCTTCCTGTCTTGATTCAACAACACCAGAGTCTAATGCTTTATTGATTAATTCATCCATAGTGTCTTTTAGTAATTTAATACCTTCTATTCCTCTTTTCATTCCACCCAAAGATCCTTGAACTAAAGTATCTGCACTTTTTTTGAAAGTATCTATAGTAAATGGAGAAGTGTTTCTAAAAGACTTGATAGGTTTTTTCTTTGGAGCCGGGTCCATGGTACCTCTATATAATTGAGGCTAGGCCGCCTGTTTCTTTTTCTTTTCTTTTATCAATTAATTTTTTAATTTTTTCTAAATCTGGATCAAAAGGTTTTTCTTTCTTTTTTGATTTTGGAGTTTTTTCTTCATCTCTCATTCTAGCTTTTGCTTCCATAATTTCTGATTCATACATTTCTGAATCACCAGGATTACTTCTTGATGCCATCTCTTCCATTGATTTTGGTTTTGATCCATCTTTTAATTTTAGTTTTGGTTTAATAATTCTTTTAGGATCTCTTGGTCTATTACTACCTGATCTAATAGTTTGATATTTACTAAACTCTTCTTTTCCATATCTATTAAATTGTTCAATCATTTTCATTAATTCTTCTTTTGAAAGTCCACCTCTTGCCATTCTCATAAATTTTATTTCCATAAAATCATCAAATGTTTTTCCAGGATTATTTTTCTTAAACTCATCAAACTCTTCTCTTATCTCCATATCCATCATCATTTCAAATTCTTCTTCTGGAGTCTCTGAAG